TCCGTCATTACCTATACCACTTGTAACATTAACAGGATTACCATTGGGATCCCTATCTCCTTCTTCATTACCAACCATAACCCAATGCTTACCAAGTCTTTGTAATACCATTAACGATTTTAGTGGTGTTTTGATAGCATTACTTTTATTATCAAGACCATGATGAGTTGTTTTATCTCCTTTTGTATCTGTCTCTCGAGGTGTATTGCCACTATCTGTACGAAGTTTGTCAAGATTAAAATATTCCATAGTATCGGCATTGGCTTCCAATTCATCAACGGTAGTATCAAATCTTAGTATTATCCATTGTTTATCCTGTAAACTATACACATACGATGGATCGGTAAATACATCCCTTGGATCAATAACATCAAAGTTAAAATGATCCTTAAGAACAACATCCACTTCAACATCCTGATCTGTAAATTGTTCTATCGGGCCACCATTAATATCAGTGCCTATTTGCTCACGAACCCTTCGTGTTCCTATCTTTTCCATACGCGTATCCTGTTCCCACCAACACCTAAAATAAGCAACACCACTAATATTTTTCATATTAATAGCACGCATATACTTTTGATAAAACCACAATTGCCTTCTGTTTAATGTCTTGTTTATTAAATCTTTATTTACTTTAGCCGCGTTCTTATGGACTTCCTGTTCACTGCCAATATATACTTCTACAAAATCATGTGTCCTAAAATATAAACCTGCTTCTATAGCTGATTGCGTAAGCATCTGTGATGTGAACTCCGGAAAGTATATATCCGACATCCAATCGTAATTCTTTTCAGTGCGCTCACAATCAAACATATCCAAATAATCTAAATAATCATTATCCGGAATATTGTTATTTGCCCGACCAACCCGATATTCATCATCTATTATTGTATTGGCTAGCTGATTAGCTTGCTCATCGTTTACTGGTTTTGCCATATGTCATTCCTTATCTACTTGTTTGATAGTACTTTTTATGTATATATTTTCTTGGTTTACGTGCCACCTGACTTCTTGGAGCGAATCTAATATCTTTCATTAAAAACTCTAAGGCCGTGCAAAAATGACTCCACCTAACAGTTGGCTTACTCTTTTCTATTCTCCAGCCTTTAAGAGAATCAACCACAAGAGGACAATCATTTAATACCCATAATGTCGGCAATCTCTTAAACAATCCACTTTCTGTTATTTGGTTATTAAACGGTTCCCTGCATAACAAGGCATTGCCTAATCTTCGTCTTACTTCATCCCTTCCCCTTAGGTTATGGTCAGTCTTAGATGCTGTAGACTTAGTATTCGCACTTTCCCACCAACCACCGGTACACTCTTCATTCTTGGCCATCTGCTTAAAATAATAATTCATATCATCTATTACACTTTTAGTAGTATTAGACTGCTTAATACTGGCAAGTGGGTCAATAAGATTCATACCAAACTTACGTGTTTCACCACTTACATCAACAATCATCTTGCACACAGACAATGTATTATACCTTTCTGGATCAGGGTTTAATTCTGCATACACAAAAGCCTCATTGTATGGCGATAATGCCACAAATATAATAGCCAATTTAGTTGTAGGATGCCAATCTACAGACCTGAAAAATACCCAATCATTTGGTATGCCGTCAGGAAATACTTTGGAACCCCTTACTACATGTATCTTTGGTGTAAACTGTTTATATATTTTACCGGTAACAGCAGCAAAGATGCCATACCTACGCATGTCAATTAACTGTTCATCATCAAGTCCTGCATATTTTTTTGTAATAACATCCGTAATTAACGTAGGATTATCATCTGTTGCCATCTGAACAACGGCTATTGATTCTTTGCTATCAGTAAATTCTACTTCTGGATAATTAATATTATGCTTGCGCTTATAATAATCACGCATAGCCTTGCTTCTATAATATACTTTAGCACGTTCAAACACCCTGTCATAGTAATAACTAATGGCATTATCTACTGTTGGTGTATACGAAATACAAGTATCACCATCTTCCACCATAAGACGGGCTGGTTGTTCGTCATAGAATGGTTCTGGTGCTAACTCATCCAGCCACGTAGCTGTACGCTTGAAACCAGCAACTCTCTGTGGTGGTTGTGCATAACTAACATACTCTATTATAATATCATTACCACCATATGGATCTCTTATTACCTGTACCTGTCTTCGCGCAGTAATATCCTTTCTAAGTAAAAATGGTGGCAGCCATCGCGTAAATTCAGGATATTGCGTATTCTTTACCTCGCCAGATCTATCACTCTCGTCACCAGTAGAAGTACTTTTTTCCATAGGCAAACTCTGCGAAGCAAATCTATATATCTTGTTTACCCTTTCGTGCCTAAGTATCTCTGTACCACAATAAGGACATGGCTTGTCTTTATGATTCTCAAAATACACTTTAGGCGAAAAGTAGTGGCCGTCTTCATATCCCTCCATATCTTCTTTGGCTCTTAACCTGTCATTGTAATCTCTGGCTTTCTGACATTCAAAGTATACCATATTCTTCTTTGGTACAGGATGCCAACCAAGAATGCGCAAAACATAACCATAAGCAATAACAGCCGTTCCACCAGCTTGGTTACCTTTACACACAAAGATTATATCATAATCCGCATTAAAGAAAGCTGCTGAATGAGGCGTATGTTTGTAGGCATATAAATTCGCAAAATCATTAGCTTCTTTTTTTTGTTTGTTCGTTAATTCTAATTGCATAGTTTTGGCTTACAGTATAGGTTCTACAAAGAAAGTAATCCTAACCTCGTCATTAGCATGCCAAGCAGTTGACCCGTCTGTATTCTGGAGACTAACATGCAACTCACTGGAATTATCTTCATCTATGTAATACATCGGACTATCACCCAAATCCCTGATACCTCTATATAAACCGCCACCACCTATCTGCTCAAGATCCCCTTCGGCAAACTCCATCCTACCCTGAAACAAATCTAAATCAGGATCGGTTGCAAGCGAAGCAGCATCACTACCCCAGAAATTAATATAGAACGGAACCAATGCAGTTGTATTTGTGTTGTCTGCAACTATTACGGCCCTATGTATTCTCAGTTTCTGTATTTGTGCTTCACTGTATCCATCAGGAAAACTTAAATCTTCATACTCTTGCGCGCCAGTGGCCAATGCGCCACTAAAATGTGAATCCTTATCACTCTTTATTTGATCTATTGTATAAGGCATTTCTTGTTTAACCCCCACTAATTTTCTCACTAAAAATATAAAACTATTTATTTACTCCTGCCAATCCTGCTGCTATCCACGTCTTATAACCTTTCATCATTTCCTGCCTCCTATTAAATTAATTATTTACTCAGGCTTGTCTGGATACACGACTTCATCTAGACACCGTGAGGTTTAAGGTATAACTACACTTGACCAATCAATTGCTGCAACAGCAGCATCTACTTCTGCTTTATTTGCTGCTGCATTTATTGGAACTTTAACATCACTTATAAAATAGTTTTTTAAATTGGTTTTATATGTTGAGATATTTGCATCTGAATTATCAATATCATCTCTATAATTTATAAATAATCTTTTATTAGTTAGCTTTTGTAATCTTTCAACTTCACCT